AAATTAAGTTTGTTTCAGTCTTAATACTTTGGACTAAAAGAGGTGCAAGTAGGCATTGTAAGATGTTAGGAACAGATAAGGCGTGGGAAATGTTTGATAAATTAGAAGAAAATTATTTCAATCCAAAACCACAATTAACAAAACACGACCAAGCAATATTAAATATAATCAATTCAAGAACAGATATAGAACAAGCCATAGCAATCAAAGATTTTGAAAAAGTAGTAACTGAACCACTACACGATGAAATAAAAGTATTAAAACCTAAAGCACATTATACAGATATAATTTTACAAAATAAAGGATTAATCAAAGTAACATCAATAGCAAAAGATTATGGAATGTCTGCTCAAGAGTTTAATAAATTACTTTGTGATTTTAAAATACAATATAGATTAGGCAATCAATGGTTTTTATATAAAAAATATCAAAATAAGGGATATACTCATTCTGAAACAGTAAATTACAAACATAAAGACGGAAGAGATGATGTGAGTATTATTACTAAATGGACTCAAAAGGGAAGATTATTCTTGTATGAGTTTTTAAAAGAAAAAGATATTTTACCTATAATAGAAAAATATTTATAAAATTAAAGTAGGCTACTCTTTTGAGTAGTCTATGGGGAGGAAATAGTATGACTAGTGGAATATATAGAATATATTGTAAAAGTGAAGATAAAAGCTATATAGGAAAATCGATTAATATCGAAGAACGTTGGAAACAACATTTATATGAGCTAAAGAAAGGTAACCATATTAATAATAAGCTCCAAAAGGTTTTTAATAAATATGGCAAAGATAATTTTGAGTTTTCTATATTAAAAGAAATAGATGACTACTATGAAATAGCTTATTATGAAAGCTACTATGCTGAAAAGTTCAATGCTTTTAATAAAGGATATAATATAGCTAAACTATTCAACTCTCAAGATATAAAATATGTATTAAAAAATTTAAAAGATTTATCTAAAGAATGGCTATCCATTTTAAAAGAAAATTCTAAAAGAATAAGCAAAGAAAAATGGAATAGAGAAATAAAATTAGAAGATTTAAGTAAAAGATTAAATTTATCAAGAGATAAAACAATAATATTTATAAAATTTTTTAGAGATGAAGAATACAATTGTAGAGTTATTTTAGGCGACATTATAAATATAAACTATATTAATAAAGGATATATGGATAAGACTTATTCAAATTTATATATTTAATACAGGAGGTAAGTTAAATGGATAAACATGAAATAATATTTAATTATTGGAAGGATAAATGTATCACCAGTAAAGGTACTGTAGAAACCATGGATAAATATGATTTTTCTAATAGCATTCAAGTTATAACAGATTGGGGAGAACCTGAATGTTGGTTATGTGGAAAGCTTGTTGATTTATACGATTATTCATTTTATTCAGAAGCTTTGAAAAATGGAAATTACAATGAAATTTGGAGTCATTCAAAAGTGAAGAATAAGTTGAACAGATGCCATATAATTCCAAAAGCATTAGGAGGTAATGATACAGCCGACAATTTATTTTTACTATGCAATGAATGTCATTCTAAATCTCCAGATACAAGCAATCCAAAATATTTTTTGCAATATGTATATAACGAAAGGAAAAATTTTTATTTTGATGGAGTTAACATAAGTAATATATTTAATGAATATTTAAATTTATGTATTAAATATAAAAAAGATGCTAGAACATTAGATATGAAAAATAATGATTTAAAAACTAATACTCATGGTCCTTTTTTATCTGAGAGTACTTTAATTTATAAAATGATTGACAGTACTAAAGATTATGAAGCAGATGATTTAAATGAATATATTAAATATATAGAAACATTAAAAAAAATAATATTGAAAAATAGAAGACAATTCTAAAATATAAATTATTAAGGGGGATGTTAGTATGAAAGGTCTATTAAACAAATTTAAAGAAATGAGTACTAAAGGTAAAATAGCAACTATTATAGGTATATTATTTATAATAGGTATATTTGGAAATTCAGGAGAAGAAAAAAACACTACTGAAACATCATCTACTAAACAAGAGGAAACAGTTGAAGAAAAATATACTACTCAATATTTAACTGACCAAGGTAAGCAGGCTATAAAAAATTCTAAAGAGTATGATTATAAAGTAATAACTGAATGGACACCTTTAATGAGTGATTATATAGACAATAAAGTAAAAGTATCAGGAACAGTTGAACAATTATATTTAGATAATACAATGACAAAATTCCTTTTGAATATAAAAGATAATAATACACCTTTTCCAGTAGAAATAAAAATACCTAGTTCTAATATAGATGTAGAATTTAAAGAAGGAGATACAATAACTGTAAATGGTCGATTTGAAGGTCCAATGACAGATGAATACAATGGTAAAAAGTTTAGTTATTGGACAATAAGCGCTTATTATTTAGAAATAGATAAATAAAAATAAAGCTGGTAAGGAAATTAATCCCTACCAGCCTTTTTATTATACTTTCTTTACATATTTATCAGATGCAGTTATGTAAAGCCCTGATTCTAAGCGATACATAGAAGTACTTCCATTTTTAGCATCTACTGTATCTATTACTTGTAGATGTTGCCCCTTCTTAACTGTTGTAACTGGATCTGCATCCCAATCTGCTACTTTTCTTATATTAAGTTTATCAAGTGTTACTATTTCAAATTTTGTTGCCTTAGTTTGTTCTTTCTTCTTAGGTTCTGCTTTTTTACCATCTACATAGTTTTTTACATCCTTTATGAAGTGAGCAAATCCTTCAGGTGAACATCCATATCCCCAAAAGTTAGTACCGGGACATTTTTTAGCACTTCTTGAAGGAATATATTTTCCTAAATAAGTTCCTCCAGCAGTGAACCAACAATGAGGTCTTATATGACTTATATCTACAGGTATGTTGAATCTTTTGCAAAGTAATCCATAAAGATATATTACTGCTTTCTTTTGTGCTTCAGTCATCTTATCTTTGCCCTTGTTAAAGCATCCATATATTTCTATACAGATAGCATTTGTATTCCAACCTCTAATTCCTATTGGAGTAGAATTAAGATTTCTACCAGTTGTTATTTTACCATCAGGAAAAATATTTAAATGTTGGGCTATGTAATGTCCATGACCATCACTGCATCCCCATTTACTTTTTCCATAAGAATCTAAAGATTGAGTTCTTCCAAAATGAGGTTCAGAAAATACTTTTTTATCAGTCTTTTCCCAAGTACTATAATTTGGTAAGTCCATCATATGCACCTGAAGTCTAGTTATTTTTCTTGTTACTTTTTGCTTAGATAACCATTCCTTTACATCTTTTTCATTTTCTAATAATGTAAAACCATTTTTAGTCTTCATTATTTATCACCTTCTTTGTTTTCAATTAAATTTTTAAAAGCTTGATGAAGTCCTACAGAACTTAAACCACTCAACATCCCTCCTAGTAATACATTTACATTAAAATAGCCTGCTATAAAGTAGTTTAAAACCACTCCTATGCAGGCCATGATTAATGGTATATATTTATTAGGTATAAAATCTAAACTTGTTTTTATTACATATCCAATACAACAACATACTAATATTACTGCAACTACTAAATAGTTACTTACAACACTTAAATCTAACATTTATCTCTCTCCTTTATTTTCTAATTCCTTTATTTTTTCTTCTGCAACACTCATTCTGCTTATAAGATTATTATGACGATCTACCCTGTTTGATAAAATTTGTATATCTTCTTTTAAATCTTTTATTTTCTCATTAATTACCGCTGTATTTTTATTATTAGAAAAATACGAACCAGCTAAGGTTCCTACTAATGCTAGTATTGCAACAATTATTTCTGTATTCATAGACAACACCTCTATTCTAGCTATGTTTGACTCTATCCTTGAGTTCATTCAATTTTGCATCGTTCCAAGTCGTTGTATCACCTACCAAATAGCCTGTAATTCTGCGAATTCTTTTAAATGGAATTGGAACTACCTCATATTTCAAATCAACATAATCGCCATCCAATTTTACAATTAAACTTTTTATTTGTTGCCCTGGATTTTTCTTTTGAACATAATCTATATATGCTTGTTTCTCCTTTTCATCTAATTCTACTGTACATCCTTGTTCATTCCAGCAATGAAAATCCATAATATCACCCCTTTTTTACATTAAAAAAGGACCTAAAATTAATTAAATCCTTTAACTTTCTATATTGATTTATAAAGTACAATTATCCCTATTATAGACAGAATACCTATTAATATGCCTATTAAACATAATACTAACGCTATATATAATAAAGCCATGCCAACACTCCTTTTTATTTAGAGTATTAACATGACTTCATTTTTATAAACATATTTCTTGCGCAATTGATTTAAATTACGCAGTTCACAATATTTTTAATTGTAAATTAACTAAAAGTATTTTTTAAGCCATTCATATACAGGATAAGCTATTCCATGTAAATGTCCTTCTGCATTAGGGTGTACATTACCAAGTTCTCCTGTATTTGCTTCTTTAAAATAATGTGCTGCATTTTCAGTAATCCATGGTTTAAGAGGACTATTATGATATAAGTCTAAGAATGGAATATTATGTTCTTCACAAAGGTATTTATAGGCTTCTATATATCTTTCAAACCAGCCATGCCCATAACATTTTACTTCTTGTGGTTCTGCTGCTGTACTCCATTGACTTGCTGCATTTTGACTTCTAGGAGTAGAGCATATAAATCCTAATTTAGCAAGTGGATATTTTTCTTCTAATAGTGCTATTACTGATTTTAACTGACCATAAACACTATTAACTCCTGCCTCATCATCTTTAGAACCAATAGGTAAATAATACCACTGTTTATTATTATAGCTTATATAACCACTTGTACCGTCATTCATAAATCCATGTAGTAAGATTATATCGGGATTAGTCGGATAAGTTGTTTCCCAGTTTTGTTCAATCCTATCTTTTAACCCCGATGCTCCTTGGTATGATTTATATAATCCAGTACCAGATTTGCCATCATTGTATACTGTAAAACCTAACCAATCTGCTAAGTATTCATGCCATGCTTTTGTAGCAGTTGCATTTTTTTCAGTAATACTATCTCCTGTAACTATAACTGTTTTACCTTTAAATCTTTGAACTGGTTGTTCTATAAATAAATTAGGTGCTTTTATATTAGATACAAAATCAAGTGTTTCTGCTCCTGTTTTTTCTTTTATTTCTTTACCTTTTACAAATATGCATTTATTTATATGTTCTTTAGGAGTTGATATTCTAATATATTTTGCATCTCCTCTGTATATAAATATAGTATAACTGATTAAATTTTCAGTCATAGTATCTAATACTGTAAGGAAATTTTTATCTTTATCAAATAATGCACCTACAGTGTATTGCTTTGGAGTCTTTGATAAAGTATAGTAATTATAAGGTTCTATTTCAATATAATCTGATGTTACAATAGTAGTTTGATAAGTATTAAAACCATTAGAGTTATTATTTGTGAATTGTCCTACATCTACAGTTGCAGGATTAAATAAATTTTTATAATAATATTTATCTATTTCGATTTCATTCTTCGCATCTAACCATTTTGGTTTTATTTTACCTAAAATTCCTCTGTTCCCTTCTTCACATAGGAATAAATCTTCAACACCCGTATTTTCAATATTGAAATTTATTGTTATTCCAACAGCACTAGAAGGAGCTTCAGTAGTCAAACAATAATCAGTTCCTTCAACTGGAGTTCCTAATCCAGGATTACTAATAACAAATCCTTTACTATTTACGAATTGATAATCTCTGTTGCTATTTACTGTATATTTATACATATATTTTTTACCAACTGTAACAGGTATTTTTTCCCATATAACCGACTTATTTTTGTCACCAACATTACCATATTGATTTATATTTTTTTCATACTTCATATCAGTAATTTTTAATAGATTCCAATCTGTATTATCGTCCTCCAATTTTATTTTAGATTTTCCTACAGTTCCATCTTCTATTGTTAGGGCATTTAAAGTACCATCATCTATCTTACTTTGAATTATACTTGTTAATTGTTCATCTGTAACTACTGCTGTAGGTATTTCAACACTTGCTATTTGAATACCATCATTCATAAGTTTAAGTGTTTGACCACTCATAGTCATAGTTATTTTGGATAAGTCTACATCACTTCCACCTATTTCAATGCCAGTTCCCATAAGTGTTCCGTCTTGTTTCTTAATATAAACCTTTCCATCTGTATGTTTTACAAGTGAATAATTCGCAATATCTTTATATTGCGTATTAAGTACTTTACCTTGTGCAGCACTCAAAGCAGCAGTAGTTGAGTCACTTTCTAGATTATTTACAACTTCTATTGTACTTCCACCTGCAGGTAATTCAGTTCCACTATCTAATTTTGTTCCATCCTCTTTTGCTAGGTATATTTTTCCACCTTCTACTATAGATTTAGCAGGCATTTTATTATTAAGTTCTTTACCTTGCTTTGCGCTTAAAGCAGATGTTGAACTATTACTGTTTAAATTATCTACTATTGCTACCGAACCTGTTCCACCTGAATTTTGATGTGCTGCCTCTATACCATTTTCCATATTGTTTAACGCTTCTTTTGTAATTCTGTCTCCACTTTTCCATACTTTTTTATTATAAGACATTTTATCCCTCCTTATAAAAAAGAGGACCTATGAAGATCCTCTTAAATGATAATAAAAAAGAGAAGATTAATTTTCTATTAAATCTTCTCTGCCTTCTGCTACTAATATAATGTCTATTTGTTCTTTATATTTGCTAAACTTACTCATAACCTTTGCATAACTAAGGTTACCTTTCATTATTTGTAATGCTAAATATCCAGCCATTCTTATTCACCTCCTTCTTCTCCAAATAATAAAACATTCAATGCAGTTTGAGTTAGTTCTAATTCTGATTTTAATTCTTCAACTTCCTTTTTTAGTTTTCCATTTTCTTCTTTTTCCTTATTTATTTCTATCAATGATTTTTCATGAAATACTTTCATTACTCATAGGCACCTCCAAATCCAAATATTGCAACTTCTCCATCATATCCTTGATTCTTTGTAACTGTTATTCTTATTTTGATTCCCCATTTGGAAGCAGTTTTACTTGTATTAGTAAATAAATAAGGTCTATTAAGCACTACCATAGTAGTTGCATCTTCCCATTTAGGATTAGAGTCAAATCCATTGTTACATACTTCTACTTTTCCAACTCCTCCAGTTGTGGTCCATTGAGGGGATACTAATATCTTTGTTGCTTTTGCATCTGTTTCTATTACATTTTTCATAACTATTTGTAGTTTTGTTATTTTTCTGGAAAATGTAATAGTCTTTGAACTACTTCCACCAAGAGCATCACTTGCTATTATTTCTACTGTATTTGTATTAGATCCACAAGTAAGCCAGAACGTATCAGTTATTCCTACTGTATAGTTTGTATTTGTAGTTGCACTAAATTGGTTTATTACTTCACCATTCAATTTTTCAGTTACAGTTATTGCATCTCCTTCATTATCTTTAACTGAATAAGTAATACTAGGTTTAGTTGTTAACTCTCCTAAGTCTGCTTGCCCTGTATAAGTTATAAATGGTGCTGAATTAGTCTTTACAAATGTATATCTTCTATATGTAGTAGCACTTCCGTCGGTAACTTCTATTTCTATGGTATTGGTAGTATTCATGCTAAGAGAAGCAAATAACTCATCTGCTATTGTAAATGTTAAAGTTGAATTTTGAGTTGGATTTTTTAATGTTCTTATGATACTTCCATTTAATTTTTCTTTTACTGTTAATTCTTGGTCACTATCTTCATCTGATATAGAATAAGTTATACTAAATGAACTTGTTTTGTTTCCTAAATTTTCATCTTCTCCACTTATAGTAGGTGGATTATTTAATAATTCCAATGCAAGTATACATCCGTTAGCAGTTGAAGAGGTATGCAGATCAAAATCATTTTCATCCCATAAACTTTTTATATAAGGAATATAATTATCTTTATTATATATAATATTGATAACGTTAGTTCCATTTAATATTGTAGATGTTAATGTATATAGAGGATTAGAAGACGTTATTGAAAAATCCAATTGGTCTAATACAGTACTGCTTAGTTTATTTTGGAATTCATCCTTTGATAATAGCCTTAAATTATATAATGAACCATTTATATTTAAAGTTTTATTTATATTAGCTCTTTCGATTACTTCATTATAAGATACATCTTTAAGTACAAAAGTTTGAGATATATATACTGTTTTACCATCAATTTTACTTTCTATCCATTTAAAACCATATTTACTATCTGTATTATCAACAAATGTGTATAATGCATAATCCTGAAAATTGGGCGCACTTTGACTTGGAACTTGTTGTAATTTTTTGCTATTTCCGTATTTATCAGTTCCTTGTAATGCTCCTATAGTTACTATATCACCTACTGCCATCCAATCACTCCCTTTCTAATAATAAACCTTACCTAAAATTGGACTATAAATCCCATCAACAATATTAATATCATCTAATGAAGTTAAGTCTTCTAAGAAATTGTTATGTGGCATATTATTTATAAGATTGTCTTCTAATACTTTTACTTTTGTTTGCATATTTTTTACAGCTGTCTCCATCACAATCATTTCACTATGTGCTGATTCTATGCCATCTTCCATATGATTCATAAGTCTAGCACAATACAAAGTACCAACTTGTAATACTTCTCCTGTATCAACATCTTCTATATGGTCTATCCATTCATTCTTTGTATATATACTCATTTTTTTACACCTCCGTAAATTCATGCTTAAATGCTATATACAATGCCTTATCAGTAGTTCTTTCATAGACTTTCTTGTCTTGTGCTACTATATCCCCATCTTTATCTATTACTCTTATATTTGTAATTTTTCCTTTGTAATTCTCATCAAAGAATACATAAGCACAAGCAGTATTTCCTATTACTTTTTTAGAAAAAAAATCTATTTCTTTTTCTTCTCCATCAAGTGTATATTTAACATTTTTTAGTTTGCTAATATAATAATTTGCTAATTTATTAAGCGCCTTATCTGTAAGAGTTCTCAAGTTTATCACCTCCTAATGTGATATAGCGTTATTGCTGACATTTAATGTTATACTCTTTGAAACACCGCTCTTAGAAGTTGCTGTGATAGTAGCTGAACCACTTGAACTAGCTGCAACACAAAATCCACTATGAACAGTAATAACACTTTCATTATTTGATTTCCAGCTTAAAGCTTTGTTGATACAGTTATCATTAAACGTTGCTCTAACTACGCAATTATTTTCATTGAAATCTGTTGCTTGAATTGTGAAATCACTACTATTAAGTACTACATTATCCGTACTCAATGGATAATATTTAACCCAATCAACATATTGAGTTATTTCAGTTGTATCACTATCAGGAGTACCACCACTAGCTCCTATCGCTTGGTTAAGTAAAATAAAGTGTGGTATATGGAAGGCTCTATTATCAGTAGCACTTGTTCTTGATAATTCATTTCCATCAATAGAGAAAATTAATGTACCATCCGTTTTCCATTCCATTGCAAATATATGCCAATCACCAGTTGTATAATTATCATACCATACACGACCACTTTCTTCCTTTTGATTGAAGAATGTTCCGCAAGTTAATTTTTTATTATAAAATTCAACTATATCAAATTCTCCACAATACGCCCACCATTCGCCCAAAGTATCCGGGCTACCATTTTCTTTATATCCAAATTCAAAACTATCTCCTAAAGTCCAAAATGCTCCAAATGCTCCATTTAAGTTGCATAATTTAACACGTGCCTCTATTTTCCCATACATAAATGCAAAATGACCTTTTGATATAATAGAAGATGAAGTCCAATTCCCACTACTATCTTTTAAACCCCTTAAAGCTAATACACCATCGTTGACTTCAGCGTTTGTATTTGTATATCTTTGAGTTTCATTATTTCTTACATATCCTAATTCATATCCCCATTTATTTGAATCTATTGCGTTACTTGAAAAGTCGTCTATAACGTAAGCTCCATCGCTATCTAGCAAAGCACTTGTACTAGAAGATGATTTAGTCAATGTTCCAGTTACTTGTGTACCGCCACTTGTACCACATATTCTAATATATGAAGCACCAGCTGGCACATTAATTGTTGTTGATAAAGACCCAACTGACCAGTCTGATGTATTATTTTCTATATATCCTCCTGAGTCATTGCCTAGATAAGTATCACTACTATTATAGAAACATACACAAACATAACTTATAGGATTTAAATCAAGTGTATATTTTCCGGATGGAGTTACTGCTATTTTATCAACTGTGCTATAGTATTTTCCATCGGTAGTATCTGTAATTACCCCATTATCAAGTTTTTTATACTGAGTGAAAGTTAATTGACTATTATCCGCTAAAGTGACAATAAATACATTACTTGTCTTAGTAGTTCCACTTGCAGTTGTTACTCTTATAGCCATACTATATGTTCCAGCACTACCTTGGTTGTCATGCTTGAATTTGTAATTTGTTCCATTTACTACAACATCACTTGTTTTATCGTAGAACGTATTTCCACCATCCCATGATACTTCATGTTTTACTACAGCTATATTTGTACTATATTCGATATAGAATTCTGTTTGTGCAGGTTGTGTTATGTTTGCTATATTACTTATAGTTAATGTTTCGGTAGCACTTATAGATATAATTAAATCTCCAGTAACTTTAGATATATTTATTTCATTATTATTAAAAGTAGTAGAAGTTATATCTACTCCTCCCATAGTTATGCTTATTGAAGTTATTCCATACCCACTATTGGCAGTTATAGTAGCAGAGTAACTATTCCCATAATCTATTTGTATTGCAGAGTTACTATTACTTACATTAGTTAATTTATTAGTTATACTAAATTTGATTATTGTAGCAGTTATATTCCCATTATCATCCTCAGATAATGTATATTTTTTATTATCAAGTGTTAATATTTTTCCAGTAACCTTTCCACTTATCAAGCTTATATTAGTAGCCATAGTTTGAAACGTATCTATATTACTTGTTGCTACTCCTTTGCCAGTAATAGCTTGAGCAATTAAAGTTTTACCATTACTGGCAGATTGAAAAACCTCATTTATTGCACCTTTTAAATCTTGTGCTGTTGTAGATAATGTTCCAGATCCTATTATATTTTTTATCTCTGTGTCATCATAATTATGCAGATTCTGCAATTCTTGATGTGCTTCATATATTCCATTTTCAATATTATTAATATCTTCTTGTTTCATAATATCGCCGGTTTTCCATACTTTCTTTTTATATGTCATATATTCACCTTCTTTCAGTTATAAAATTTTGCTATATCCTATCTTTAATTCGCCTATTTTAGAACTTATACTTTCTGTTTCTGTTACAATAGCATAATCAACAAAAGCATAATCAACAATATTGCTTGTATTTTCATCCCCTACGAC